CCCCAAATAATACAAATAATACAAATAATACAAATAATACAAATAATACAAATAATACAAATAATACAAATAATACAAATAATACAAATAATACAAATAATAAGTTTTTATTATGATATTACCGTAAAAAAACTATTGCATAATATTTCATTTCACTATTATTATCAATATCTGTATGCTAATTAGAACTAAAAAGCTTATTCATATTTGCAACCTCCGGCTTATTGTCACAGTGAGTAAATAGCGTCTTTATAATTTCATTGTCTCTAAATCGAATTGTATAGGTTTGCTGTAGTTTATTTCTTCCAACACGCCCCATAGCCTGAATCGTTTTTTCTTGTGTCATCGTACTCAAGTCTTTGCTAATATATCCATGACAAAACTGATAATTTGTTCCGTATACGTAGTCCGAAGACGCAATAATAACATATAATTTTTGATTCTGCGCCAGCTCTTTAATGATTTCATTATATTTCACGTTTGTGTGATTCGTTATCGCACCAATTCCCATCAACAACAGTACCTTCCAATGGTTATCAATTTGCAGCAACATAATTTTTTCCACCGTATTTTCATCCAAGTTCGCGGAAAATTCGTTTGTGTATTTGTCCCTTTTTGTCCATCTTATGATATGGTCTAGTTTATTCGGTACAAATACATCACTCAATGATATTCTTTTCACATTTGCTCTTATCATATCTATAAGTTGTTGTTTTTCTCTTATTTCTCTAGTATCTACAACTATATTACCACCTCCGCTTTTCCCCTTTGTTCCATCTTTGCCATTATCCTTTAACTTCTCTTTTTCTTCTTCTATCGTCTGAATTTCTTTTTCCAAAACGTCAATCTTATTTGACAGTGCATTATTATGTTCTATAGAGTTCATTAAATCGTCAATAACTTCAGCAGGAATTTTAGAATTTTGAATCGCAAACTTTGCCACCTTTTCAACATCATTCGTCAAAAAAATTGTCGGTCCATCCGTAAGTGTATGTGCATCTTGTGTTGTAAAATAAATATTCGATTCGTGTACCTTGACACGTTTAGTTTTCATTTTATTGAAAAGTTCGTCCCACTTATCTGGTATAATATTTTTAAGAAGAGTTAAATAGTATAACTTTATATTTGTCATCGTAATATCCATCATATCAGCAAAGTATCTTTCTAATGAGTATCTTGAACTTGTGTATAATTTTTCTTCATTTACAACTATTATAAATTTTACTATTTCGTTCAAGTCAAAATATCGCAAAAGTGTTTTATATTCTTCACAGTGTTTTGCCGACTTTAATACATCACTATACGACTCGAATAGAAAATGTGGCAACTCCACATAACCATCTTTATTCACAATCGGAATTGACTTTGAACAATCATGGCTTACAATAGATATAATTTCTGCTCCAATAAATCTTGACCTGAAATCCGAAATAGTTGTCTGTATTTCATTCTCATGTGGAAGGGTTGCCGACGACAATACAACATTCGGAATCTGATTTTCGACCCAGTTTTTCTTGATTAACTTATGAAAATCGTGTTCACCATAATCTAGCGAAATCGTGGGTTCGTCGAAATACGCAATAATATTATTCACGTTGTTAAACGCCTTCATATACAACATCGCGTGAATATATGACTTGATATCACATATCATTATTTCTACTTCATCACCTACTGTATTATCCACCTTGCGAATCCGTCCATTTTTGTCACGCGTAGCTTCCTTTACTGAATAATAATGAAGTCGAATGTCGCTCACGCTGTTACAACCAAACGCAAATGCAATCTTTTTCATCGCACTAATCGCCGACTTTGCTAATGCAAGACCCACGTGTCGCGCGGCACATACAAAAATAATTCTATATTTTTTAGTTATAAACCCTCCAACTGATGGGTCCGGATTGGGGAAGTTAAATGACTCAGATAATCCAATAGGAGTTAGCGTTTTACCTGTACCTGTTGGTGCGATATATAATATAAGTTTTGGATTCGGATTTTTACAAGCAGTGAATATTTGTTTTTGATGTTCATATAGAGCAAAGTCTTGATACTTAAAAATGTATTCGTTTTTTTCAATGAAATTGTAAGAATATTTAATAAATGTTTTTATTTTAAACTCGCTCTCATATTTTTCTAAAATACTGTTTACAAAATGAATCACATACGTATTCAGATGGTCGATTTCATTATTTTTCATAAATTTTAGAGTATAGTAATAATAATACCAGTTCGCTTTTCTGTCATGATAGTGTTCTAATAGTTGCTCTATAATATCTATCAAAACAAACTCGTAAATTTTATCGTTATCTTCTTGAAAATTATTATTCACTATTCTCATTTCATCTATTTTTTTTATTTTTAAATTTTTATTCTTTCCAATCACCTCTTCGCAGTTGTAACCAGTATAGTCATATTCGCTGCATATTTCTTCTATCTTTTTTTTAAAATATTTATTGAAAAGAAACACCATGATTTCTTCTGTAGTCGATGTCTTTAAAATTCCTATAATAGACTTTGCAGAGTTATACTTGATATTTACATTCGAGAATCCCTTTTTAATTAAGTTCAAAATTTCAACTTCGTCTTTGGATTCTGGTATTTCCATATAGTCCCATTCTGCTTTTGATAACTTTTTTTGATATAAGTCAATATGTATATCTACTTCAGGTTCACATGTTTTATCATTTCTATTTTTTACTGTTTCTCTGTTTTCCGTCATATTGTGTTGTAAGTATAGTTAGTTATAAATAAAATATGTGTTAAGATGAATGAAGCTCTATGTGTATCGTTATATGTTTTTAATAAGATATATTTAACCTACTTTAATATATTATATAAAATAATATAATATAATAATGGTATTATCTGAGTATGTAAAATTGAAAAGAAAATATTTAGTATATTATAATCCAAATGACATTGTTATCTTTTTCTGAAAACACAACTATGACTAGTCGTGACGAATCTTCTTCTTCTATCACCGTATCAGCATCAGCATCAGCATCAGCATCAGCAGCGGTGTCATTAACTCGCCCTCCTGTCATTATAAGTTTTGATGGAAATATTGGTTCAGGAAAATCGACAAAGGTCAAAGATATTGAAAAATACTATAGAGAGCAAGGTAGAAAAGACATTATCTTCATTCAGGAGCCTGTTGACTCGTGGAACTCGGTTGTCGACGAAAACGGTGTTACTATTCTTTCGAATTACTATAAAGACCAAAAAAGGTTCGCATTCAGACTTCAGATGCTTGCCTATATTTCGCGACTGTCGCTGCTTCGTGATGCTGTTAAAAAAGGTTACAAATATATTATTACTGAAAGGTGTGTTGGAACAGACAAAAACGTATTTTCGAAAATGTTATATGACAAGGGTGATATAGAACATGACGAATATATTATTTACAAAAAATGGTATAATGAATTTATAAGTGACGTACCAATAGGAGCAATTGTATACATAAAAGCATCACCTGAAACGTGCTTACACCGTGTAAATATTCGCGCCAGAGAAGGAGAAAATATCCCGCTTGAATATTTAAAACAATGTGATAAATATCATAACGAATGGATAGACAGTGAAAATATCCCAAAACTTGTTATTGATGCTGACATAGATTTAAACAAAAATCCCGAAGCAAACGTTGGAATACTACAAGAAATAGATAGATTTATTATGTCATTATAGTTTCAAAATCATTGCCGTCATCGTATTCTCATGTCGATTCTCATGTCGATTCCCACGTTGCCTCTTATTTCCCATTATTTCCCATTTTCAATATACTTAATATCAAGTACTCTACATGAATTATATTTTAATATATCCAGCTCTTTACTAGTAGTTGGAAATAATTCGCTACCATATATATCTTGTAGTAGTAGCCATTCAAACATCCCCCCTACATATATATAAACATTTGTAAACCCTAATCCTATTAGCTGTTCATATTTTTTATATGTCTTTTCATCATTAGAATTTTTACCGTATAATATAATATTTTTATTTTTATTTTTTTTAATAATTGAATTTATAACTTTCTCTTCATTATCTATTTGAATTGTATTTTTTATTAGACACTTTTGCATATTATCATCTAATGTATTTATTATAATATAGTTATCGTCATTATTTACATTACAAGCTTTTTGCATATCTTCACAATTTATTTTTCTTATTGATAACTTATTTCCCATTATTTATATTAAAAATTTATTTCTAATAATAAAAATACTGTAATTATATTTTTATTATATTTTTCTATCTTTTATTTTTCTATTTATAATAACAATAACTCTCTACTGTTCCATTTATTTTAACTAAAATTTACTACAATTTCTACTTTTTCTTTTTTAATACTTTTTGTCGCAGAAACTGATAACTCTTCACGTTTTTTTCTTGTCTTATTATTTGTATCACCGATAAAATGACCCGTGCATGAATTTTTATTGGTATAATTACCGTTACCATTATCGTTATCGTTACCGTTTATGTAATTTTTACCGCTTTTATTATTTATATTATTCACATCACTCACATCACTCACATCATTCACATCATTCACATCATTTGTGTCATTTATATCAATATTTACAGAATCAGTAGATGAACTAGAAATGGAAGAACCAGACAACGATTTGTTCTTTGAAGTGCTGTTCCTATTATTCATATCTTTTTCAATATTTGAATAATTTTCTTCTATATAACGAATTACATTGTTTTCTAACGCCCATTTAAAAAAGTTTAACTGACCTATTGTCGTCTGAATATATTTACCATCTTTATATGGAACTGTTATTCTATCCCATCTACAAAAAGGGTCGAACCTTTTTTTTGAATATGCTTTCAGTTTTAACTTATAATCTACATATACTTTAAAGCGACGCTCCGTGTTTGGTATCTCATATACTGTATAATATTTTTTCGCATAGTTAGTTGCAAACCAGTCTATTATCCTTAAAGAAATTTTTGACTCTCCGTTTATTATTCGCAGCATATAGTCCATATTATTACTTTCTTGGTAAAATTTTAAAAGGTTATTTAATAAAAGGTCGTTTTGGGTTGTATAATTAGAATATGTGGTACTAGTAGACATTTATATATTTTTATTTATTTGTAGTTATTAAAATAAAGTTGATTTTAAATGCTTTTTGTGTAATTTAAAATAACTATAATATTTACAAATAACTATAATATTATAACATTTTACTGTCAATGGTTTTACTATCGTAGATTTTATCATCGTGGTCTTTTTTTATAAATTTCATCTGTTTCCCCATTTTAAACCGGTCACTATCCATCCTACCTCTTCTCACATTACAATCTAAGCATGCAATAACTATATTGTCATTGTTGTGTCCATAGTTGTTATCAATTCTATCGATTGTCCACTGCGTCTTTGATAATACTTCGTTATATATAATATAGCATTTTTTTTGACAATAATAACATTTTAACCCACAACCGGTTAACTTTGACAATACATGCTCCATGTCAATAAATTTATCTTTTTCGTATAGTTCTTTTTCTATATCTTGTTGTTTGTATCCATTTATTTTTTTTTCGAGTTCTTTTGCAAAAATCTCACGGTTCTCTAACGGTCTCACGTCCATATAAAGCTTGTTTACTACAGATATTTGCTCGTCATGACTCTCGTAAAAGGTAATAATATCCTTTGAAAACTTTTTCAAAGAGTTTCTCTCGCATACCATATCTGGATTTTCTAAAGTTTTTATCTTATCCATATTTCTTTTTCCTGTTATTGAAATTGATTTCATGGTTTTGTGTTTTATGTCATAAATATAACAAATAGAAAAAAGGTTAAACTTTACTTTATATATAATATATACAAAATGAATAAAGATAAAGAAAAAGAAATGAAAGATTTGAAAAATATAAAATATAAGTCAATGCTTTTAAGTAATAGTAACTATAATAACTTAAGTCCAAGAGACACAAATGACGTAAATAATATTAATGATTTTCTTGAAAAAGAAAAACAAACACACACAAATGAACATTGGAGTAAACTAGACAAAACAATCAAAATTCAAAAAATTCGCGTTTTTATCGAAAATTATTCCACGATTAATAATCTTACAGCAAAAGAGTCGAAATCATTACTTTCGTTTTTAACCACAAGCCTTGACCAAAAACGTTTATCAAAAGTAAAAGATGTTATTTATGACCGCGAAAATGGTGTTATAAAGTCAATACCTTGTCTTTTATTTAACCAAGTTAACCGTAAATTTACTCTAAAAAGGTGTGAAAAACGGCAGTCTACATTAAAATGTCTTCCACCCAAAAAAACAAATAAAACGCGTGATAATAAAGGTGTAAAGTTATCTACAATATCTGGGGTATCTTCGAACGCGAATTCGAGAAATAATTCTAACCATAATAGTGATGATGATAGCAAGTAGTGTGTAAAATATTCACAGTTATATATTTGCCTGAATAACTATTTATTTTCATCTTATTATAAAATTGATACTTACTTAGAAATATTTGCTTATTTATATTAACCAATCCTTTTAAGATACCATAATTCTTCGTTAAAAAATTCTGTAAACCATCATGAAAGATGTATCAGTTCAAACAGATGATATTTTAATAAATGGTATTCCTTTGAATGAATTTATTAAAAGTAATACCGACGTTGTGCAAATTAATGATTCTGTTTGGAATTTTCTAAATGACAATAATAGTGATGGCGATAGTGATGGCAATAGTGATGGCAATAGTGATGGCAATAGTGGTGGTGGCAGTGACAGTGAAAACACTAACAAG